CTCCGTCAACTCCGCTAACGCCGGTTGCACCAGCAGGCCCTTGAATACCAGTTGCCCCGGTAACACCCGTGGCACCCGTTGCACCACTGGCACCAACAGAACCGGTTACGCCAATGGGACCAGTTGCACCCGTTGATCCAATAGCACCAGTTGCCCCAGTAACGCCAGAGGCACCAGTCGCGCCCTGCGGCCCTGTCGCTCCTTGCGGACCCGTGGCGCCTGTTACCCCGGTGGCGCCATTCAGTCCATCATTACCAGTTGCACCTGTCGGCCCCGTTGGACCCGTCGCCCCAGAATTAGGCGCAACCGGCTCCCATCGCCCAGCGGTTTCATTCCACCCGAGAACATCACCATCGTCTTTTGTGCCATTCGCCTCCACGTCGTGGAGATCCTTTAGACGGCTGCCCGTGTTTGAGCGAACCATCAAGATTCCGTTGACAGCAGAACTGATAACTGCTGCGACCGGAAGCTTCAGATTCGGAGCGAGGGGTTCAATATTTGTAAATCCACCGGGCGTGTCGGGATCGCACCAGAGAATGTCCCCTTCGGAGAAAGCGCTGGTATCAACAGCCTTGACTTTTCCAAAAGTTGTTACAAATCCATCGGCACCAGCAGCAATTGAATTAGTCGTTACGCCAAAAAACACATAGCCCGGCAGCGAGCCATCGGCAACCATTGGCGCAATAAGAAGCCGCCCGCTATTCCCAAGGCTGCCCGCAAACATAACGGCAGTGCCGTTCGGAATAGTTGCAAGAGTGTTATTCCTGCAAAGAGTTACTTCTTCCTGGCCGATCTGGAGTACAGTTCCACCACCCTTGCCGAGATCAAGGGTTTGTTCATCGGCGTTCCATGCAAGCTCGCCAGCTTCAACTGTTTCGGCCGCTAAAAGATCAAAGGCAAGTAAGTCAACGGTTGGGTTGTCGGTCCATGCTGTTCCCCCATCACCAGTGCTATAAAGCAAATCGCCGGTTTGCCCGCCAGCGGGAACACCAGGCCCGGTCGCACCAGTAACACCTATCGGGCCAGTTGCACCAGTTGGACCTTCAACACCAGCAACACCCGTAGCACCAGTAACACCAACGGGGCCAGTGGCACCTGTTGCGCCAACAGCACCAGTAACACCAGTCGGCCCTTCAACACCAGTTGCCCCAGTTACACCTATCGGGCCCTGAATACCGGTAGCGCCCGTAGCGCCAACAGCGCCTTGAATACCAGTCGCGCCCGTAGAGCCAACGGCGCCGGCCTCACCCTGAACGCCAGTCGCGCCAGTGACACCAACAGGCCCAGTCTCACCAATTGGGCCCTGAATGCCAGTCGCGCCAGTTGCACCAACTGCACCCTGAACACCAGTAGCTCCCGTAACGCCAACAGGGCCGCTCGCCCCAACGGGCCCCGTGGCACCAGTAGCGCCAACAGGCCCGGTTTCCCCAATGGGCCCAGTGGCGCCACTCACACCGATAACACCCGTGGCACCGGTTACACCAGTCGCCCCAACAGGCCCGGTTTCACCAACAACACCGGTCGCCCCTGTCGCGCCAATCGGCCCGGTTACACCGGTTGCCCCTTGAGGCCCGGTTGCACCAACAATTTCACCAACATTATCCCACTGCGCACCGTCATAAATCCAAAGATCACCCGCCGCTTGATCAATAACACCATTACCAATTTCGGCATCAGGAAACGCTGCATCGAGAGCTGCCTGCGGATCAGCGCCAACATCTTCAATTGATCCGATGATTGAAACTGATGTGCCACCAGGGCCAGTTGCACCAATGGCGCCAGTTGCCCCAGTCGCACCTACGGGACCGGTTTCGCCGACAGCACCCGTTGCACCGCTTACACCTGTTACCCCGGTGGCGCCAACAGCCCCCGTGGCCCCAATGGGACCGGTTTCGCCAATAGGCCCCTGGATGCCCGTCGCACCAGTAACACCGGTTGCGCCAATAGGCCCAGTAACACCAGTGGCGCCGACAGGGCCCGTCTCGCCAACAGGGCCACTCGCCCCAGTGGAGCCAACCGCGCCCTGGATACCAGTGGCCCCAGCAGGCCCCGTGCTACCAGTTGCACCCTGAGGACCGGTGGCGCCAGACGTACCAGTTGCACCAGTTGCACCAGGCTCGCCCTGGATCCCCTGAATACCCGTCGCGCCAGTGATGCCAGTTGCCCCGGCATCGCCAGTCAAACCGGTGGCACCAGTCGAGCCGGTATCACCCACCAGGCCCTGAGGCCCCGTGGGACCGGTTACACCTTGAGCGCCAGTTGCCCCAGTTGCCCCAGCGTCTCCAGTCGCCCCAGTGGCACCAACGGCACCCGTCGCCCCAGTTGCCCCGGTTTCCCCAGTGCCAGCAGGACCGGTTGCACCAGCAGGACCGGTGGCCCCAGTTGCCCCGACTGGTCCCGCCGCCCCAACCGCCTCGATGACAATTTCCGGTACGGCAGGAGCCTGTATTACGATCTCAGGCGGATCAACCTGAGAAGCGATAATTTCAACGATCTCCTGAACAATTTGTATCTGTGTCATGGGGCAGGAGCCTCGGTATATCCCTGGGACGTGTAAACCATGCCCTCAAGATAATACTGTTTGAAGCCCGTTGAATCCTCAAGCATCAAATCCCAGAACGACTCACACGGAAGAGATTCTGTATCGGTGGAATCTAATGTAATTTCAACAATTCCTTCGTCCCTGTCAACATAAGTAATGCCAAACTCGGCATATTGCGTTGCTCTCGCCTTGTCCCATGCCTGAGCGTACAAAGTTGCCCCATTCAGGTCCATCCCGGTCCCGTCTGGATTTTTGATCGTGATACGCAGCTTGTAATCAACCCGCCGCTGAACCGAGAGGTTGTATTTTGCTGGCTGTGTCGACACAATTGAGCCCCTCGTCTTGCGTCATGATAGCAACGCATTAAAAACCCCCTCTTGCGAGGGGGCCGTCGTGGATTCTTGATTAAAAAATCAAGCGGTCTTCACAAGGTCAAAGGTCGGTGCGCCAGAAGGACGGAAGTTAATCGTCACAGACTGAGCATCGTCCGGGTTGACATTGAGGCTCGCTGAGGTCAGCACGATGGCAGACTCGATATAGCGGCTCAGGGTGTCACTCACGGTGCCACCGGAAAACACCTGATCAATGTAGAGCTTGACGCCAGCACCAAGTTGCTTGCGCTGAATCACGTCTTCGATCATGCGGTTTGCCATCGAAGCATCATCTTCGGTGGTATAAACCGTGGCGCTGCCGGTACCATCCGCGAAACCAGTCACGAACCGACGGAAGGGAGCATACTGGCCGCTGCCGGTACCAATGGTGGTAACGTCAATCTCGTTCCGGGTGATTTCAAAGCTCCAATCACGAACCTGGCCGAGAAGCTCAAAGTTCGTGTACTTGATGCTGGCAGTCTGGCTGCCAAAGCCAGAAGGCTGTGCAGTGGCAGTCACGGCACTGCCGCCATTAGTGGCAGAAAGAGTCATGACGCCAGTTGCAGCATCATAAGTCAGCACAAAGTAATCATCAGCCGGAATGGCGTCGGTAACGGTGGCGCCAACCGGATAGGTCAGAGTCACGGGATCACCAACACGGAAACCCTGATAGGTGCCAACTTGAATGTTTGCACCAGTCGCAGGGAAAGCAGTGGCTGCCAGGCACACTTCAGTGCCGGCGGGCTTGTAGTAAAAAGCCCCAGAAGTCCCAGTCAGGACAGTGGTTTCGCAAGACATTGTTTTTGCGGAAAAGACGGCAATGCGGGCACTGCCCGACTACTCACAGGTTAGCCATCAAACAAAATGACTAGACACAAGGAAGAATTGCTTCCCAGCCAACATTGATTCGCCCAACAAAATGCGGAAATGAACCAGCGTAACCAGGCTCAAGCTGCTCGGTATTGTCACCAGCAAAAACAGGCCCATTGATTTGTTTTGTCCTTACAAAAACAGAGCCATCGGTTTTCTTGGTTTGCCCTAGCTGCTTGACCACGGAAATTGCAATAGAAACTAGCTCTTGGCACCTTGCAGGTCCACCGCCCTTGGGCGCAAAGCAACGAATAACAAGAGAGCCGCGAGATCTGTCCAGCGAGGAGGAAATCGAAGACTCACTCATCAGCCCAAAAGTTACATTAATCCTGACATACTCCTTTGGCGGATCTGGCGGAACGGCGGTTACATTGTCAAAATAAACCGGAACAGGCGGAATCTGCGAATTAAATGCAGTCAGGAGCGGTGCCTCAATGGCAGCACGAATTTTTTGATAATCAGTCATTATTCCTCCGCTGTTACAGCCTGACCGCTAAAACCAAGCCTAACCCCACGGGCAAGAGCATCTTGTAATCCGCCACCATCAAGATAATTTACATACCAATCAAGCGGTGCACTACTTTCAGCTTCACCCGGCCTCCCAGACGAAGTGCTTCCGCCAATATCAATGTCGCCACGAAAGCTGGGATTGCTTCTTGTACCAACCTCAAGTGTATTGCCCGGCATTGGCGACTCTCTTTCATATTCGGGCTTGATGAACACGCCTTCTCTTAGGTCGAGCGCATACTCTGCGTGTGCAGCAGTATTTTCAATCGTAAACTTTACTCTTCGGCCAAGCTCCCTGACAGTCGTAGAAAGTTGAGGCACTTGCGAAAGCGTATATGGATAGCCACCACCAACATTTCCCCTGGCCCCAGTGCCAACTGGAATCGCAATCCAGCTATCGCGAACCTCCCCGCTGTAAACAGGTCCCGCCTCGGCTAAATCATTCATGATCTCAACCGCCGCCTTCCTGACAGCAAGATTGATCCGATACCGTGCGTCACGTCCAAGTTGAGACAAAGGCTTTCTTGCCATTAGCTCAACCTCGCCACAACTACATGCAGTATAGGATTATCGCCCCTATAGGACATCATGCCAATAATTTTGGCGGTTCTCTCAATACCATCCTGTGAGTAGCGGATTGAATCAGTTGTTTGCGGATAATAAGAACCGAGCGACGAAGCAGAAATTAATATTTTCACGTCTGTCATCTGATAAAAACCCTGCACCTCCTCCGGCCTAAGTTGCGTGGGAACAATCTTCACGGGAATCTCCTGCTCGCACCCCATCACGGTCCCAGTGGTGGGATCGTACTGCTGGTTAACAGAAGCCTTCAGATATACAGCAGAAATCCCCCACTGTTGAATAAGTGGCCCAGGAATGCCGCCAAATACCTGATCGACCAGCGACATGATTTATCACAGCGGATTGCTCGCCCATCCACCATAGACCGGAAAAACTTGCCCGCCGGAGAATCTTATACGTCGCCCCCGAAATGCACCTGCAGCATAAAACGGATCAACACGAGCAACACTGTCTCTTGTAACAACCGGTTGGTTAAAACTGCTATCAATAATGTATTTGGACAGTATGTCCATCGCAAATGGAGGTATAAACTCAAAGCCCGATTGAGCGGAGTCATCTTCCTTGTACTTAACACGGAGGGAACCGCTGCCAAGCTCAACCTCTGAATATTGATCGTTCTGACGCAACGTCACGCCACCATCATTGTCCGCTGGGATGCCCGTATAGCCCCCAGTGGTGCTCAAAAACGCTGCCATGTATGCTACCGCAATCTCAAAATCAAGCGGCAGCTCATCATTTGGCAGAACACGTCCATCAATCTTGATGAAACGAGGCCAGGCGAGGGATTGATCGGAGGTGGCAACAGTACCCTTCCACTTCAATGGATTGATCACCATTGAAGCAGCAACAAGAGTCTTCTCTTTTGCCGAATCAACAAGAGCAAGCCAGGATGAAATTCCAGGGGAAGACGGAAGCTCCCCGAGAAGTGAAGTGGCCCTCGCAACGCTAATGAAGGAATTGGCGTTACTCGCCCCGAGCGTTGAAACGAAGGCCATTTGTCACCTCTTGTACTCAGGAATCACTCTTAAGAGTGGTAGTCCGTGGCTTTGCTTTCATGCTAGCGGAAGCAGTCGAAGTGACTTTTACTTCCTCCACCGGCTGCTTAACAGCAGGCTCTGCAGGCTTTTCAGTTTCCTGAGCTGCCTTCAGCTTTGCTTCTTCGGCTTCGCGGGCAAGGCGAAAAGTTGCAATCGACATGGCTAGGTATTAAAAGGCCCCACCAGCATACTAGATGCCGATGGGGCTAGGTTTAATCAGCTATCAGATAGCTGATGGGTCACACGTAGCAACGCAGTTGCGTGATACGAATGTTGCGGTCATCGGTGAACACCTTGCTCCAGTTGGCACCGGTAGCGAGTTCGGTGTTGGTGGGAGCATTGCCAGCCGCATTGCCAACCCAGGAGATCCCGTTGGGGTGGATCAGGTAGTGGGTGCGGTTGATCAGGTAGTCGATGCCCTTCAGCGAGTCCCGATCAGTTTCCACCGGAGTCTTGGCAGGAGCATTCGCATAAGCGAAGGCGCCAGGGCCGAAGAAGTAGGTGTGATGAGCGGTCTTGCCGGAGCCATCACCAGTGCCGGCCTCGGTCGGCAGGGTGTCATCCACGAACACCGGGCGACCCAGGTAGGTGCCCAGCTCCAGCCGCTGAGCCGACAGGCGGGTGTCGAGCTGGCTGGTGGTGCTGGCAGGCTCGATCAGGTCGAGCTTCATCAGGGCGTAGTAGACCGGCGAGCGCATGATCACGCCAGTCAGCTCCTGGCCGGCATCACCGAGCTTGGCGATACCGTCCACCATCAGACCCTGGCTCAGAGCAGTGCCAGTGCCACCGACGCTGTGGCTGGTGGCCAGGGGACCACCGGACACGAAAAGACCCTTGAGCACATTGATCATGGTCTTTTGCATGTCGCGCACCCAGTATTGACCGGTGCGACGTGCAATCGCCTGCATGGGGTCAGAACCAGCCAGTTCACCGGCCAGGTCAGAAGCCTTCCAGGCGCGACCACGAACGTTGCGCACACCGGTCTGCACATCGCCGGCCAGGGTGGCAGCGGTCAGGCCAGTGGTGTCATCGAGGATCTCAGAATCACCAGAGAGATCACCGAAGAACGGCAGGTCAATGGTTTTGCCCCCCTTTGCAAATTCAGCCTGGATGGCATCATTAGTCACCATCAGGCCAGAGGTGGCCAGAGCATTGCGATCTTGAATCTCTTCCTGTTGGTACTCCAGGAAGAGCTGAGGAATGAAAGGAACGCCAGCGAGCAGCATTGTTTTTGCCTCTTGCGAGGTAGATGGTTTGCGGGTTGTCGCAAGCTCGGCACTGCCGAAAGAGACGAGGCTGGCACCGCCAGACGCACTCTCAACACTCGGACGAAAAGGTTTGCGGCACTGCCGCAGCCACGAACCCCAGAAGCACTGCAGCCGGGATCGCTATCAATCGCATAATAGCAGGGCCGTGCGCCAATAAGCAAAAAAAAGCGCCCAGCCGTTACAGCCGGACGCTTTTACTTGCAACAACCGCTATCAGGTCAGGGTGATCGTCCAGCCTTTCGCGATAGCAGCATCATCATCAGCGGCAACCAGGCCGCCAACGCCAGCACAACCGCTCACATCAAGGGTCTGCGAGCCGGTCACGGTGGGCAAGCCAGCAAAGACTTCTTTGATCTGAGCAGTGGTCAGCGAGGCAGGAGCCACAACGGTCAGCCCCAGGCCAGCGTCATAGGCAACGCGAATGGCGGTGACAACCTCCTCTGCAACAGAGGTGATTTGCCGCCCGATCACATTACGATCAGTCTTGTAAGTCATGGGTCGGAAGCAAGGGTGCTCTACTTCAAGATAGCCAAGAAAACGTTAAGACTTTGCTAGCAATGTCAGCAAGGGATTTCAACACCCCAGAGCGCGAGCCCTGGAACGCTTTCATAAAAGCGGCACTGAAAGCAATTGATACTCATAACACCATGTACTTTCAAACACAAAACCCCTGGCACCTTCAAAAAGCCAGCGAGCTGCGAGCACACGTCAAAGAGCTTAAAGAATGGATTACGCTAAAAGAAAACTGATCACCACTTTTCTTTATCCGCCCAGTAAGCCGCCGACAGCTTCCCCTTTGCAATATTCCTGGCATGGCGAGCCTTGAAAGAACGCTGCCGCGCCTTTTCCTTCTCGCTGGTCGGATTACTCCCGGCCCCGGAAACCCCCTGCTGCCCAAAGCGGATAACCTTATAGGTTTCCCCCTGCTTCGCCATCACCACATGTGATTTAGTGGGGTGATTTGGAGTGCGCTTCGGCTTGTTTACGCCAGAAAGCCCAAGCTCCTTCATCTTGCTTTTGACTCGCTCGGGAACGCTCATGACTTTTTCGTGCGTTTTTTGGCAGTCTTTGCAGAACGCTTAAATGCGCCCTTCTCAGGGTAATCTTTCTCGCCAGGACGAGCTTTGCGCTCTTTTGCCCCGGCAGCAATGCGCTTGCGCTTGGCCGCAATGTTTGCGTAAAGTCCTCGTTTGGCCATTGAATTAGCGCTTTTTGCGCGTGGGTTTTTTCTTGCGAGATTTTCCAGCGTTGCTGTAGGCAATAGCGACGGCTTGCCTTTGGCTGTAGCCCTCGTTCATCAATTTGCGAACATTACTGGAAATCGTTTTTTGCGACTTCCCCCTTTTAAGTGGCATCACAAAAAAGCGGCCCCCCTGCAGCATAGAGAGGCCGCCGCCAAACGAAAATCAAGTTAACCCTTCAGGCAGCCAATCAGAAGACAAACAATGCAACCGACAAAGAAGAGCGGGGCGAAAATGATGGCAAGAGGTGTCAGAACAACCAGCGGTAAACCAATGACCATCAACATAATTAGAAAAAACGCCCCAAGACCTTCAAGATTTAGCCCTCTGCTATAGCTGACGGTTGGCACGTAATTTGGCAACACGGAAGAGCTGGTCACGGCAGAAGCCGAAGTGACGGAAGCCGACGAAGAATAAGAACGCGAGCCGGAAGACGTAGACCTTCTACTTCTACCCCCACCCCTAGACCTTGAAGAATACCCCCATCGAGATACGGTTCTGCGCCCGTATCGACGGTTTTCACGAAAAAAGTTGTCGTTTCTCAAGGCCGGCTAATGATTCAACTAAAAAATCATAGCACAAAGCCCCCTGGCGGACCAGGGGGCCTCATTGGGTCAAGCGCCGAGCAGATCAGGCGGTCAGGCTTGCAAATGCACGCCCCATCACCGGATCAAGCTTCCC